CCTTGGTTGGAGCAAGACCTGAGTCAGAAAAAGAGCGTGCTAGTTTAGAAACCTATGAAGCACAGCATGAGATTCGTGTTATAAAGAAGTTTGGGATCGATCTCCACGTCTTAGGTGCCCTCGTCTTCGTGTCCTTTGGCGCAACGTCATTTGTGATGGAAAAGACACATGCTGCAAGGGCCAGCATCCTGTGTGATAGCTTATCAAAGATACCATTTGCAGCAATGACAATGAAGAAGCAAGGAGAAGTAGGTGATTACCTTGACGACATCTTAGAGTTGCTTTCGGATATGGCAGAAGAAGATTCATCTTATTACGGGGCAGCATTCAGGGCAGCAAGGAACACAACTCTTGCTAAGTTAGCACTTTCAGGAGTCGTTGGTGGTGATAAGACCCCTGCGAACTTGCTTGAGACAACGCAGTCTCCTATAACAAGGATGTGGTCAAGAGAGCTAATGAGGATTACCATGAGTCACTTCCCAGCTCATGAAGAAGCCGCAAACATTCTTAATATGTACAAGGGTGTGGGCCATGCTGATCAAGATATGAGAGTTGGCTTTCAGACTATTAACAACATCCACTACCCAAATGTAGTCGCCCCCTCCGTAGTTGAGACTTTCGAGGCACATGCTAGGAAGATGTTCTTCCAGTCACTGAAGGGCTCATCCTATGATGTAAGGCTTGAGAGCACAGGGGTCTTAGGATCTTTTCTGGCTGCCACAAGTCAGGAGACCATGGTTGACATCCCAGCTATGATGAGGACAGGGTTGCAAGCTTGGGGTGAGACAAAATTCCTAGAGGTCAGGGAGCTCGAAAAGCCGTCAGATATTGTCATAAAGCCTATGTCTAAAGCATCAGCAGAGGTTGGGGATTACTCAATGGAAGCTATCTCAGCCCTAAGAGATGCGGGATATATGGTCAACGACTCAAGTGATGTTATCAAGTCAATGAACGACCTCTCCTCGTATTTGAAAGGTGGTTCTGGGCTTAACGTCAAGAAGGCACTCAAGAAGTTTGGGAAGGTGATCGCAAAACATGAGAAGTTTGAAGATGGAAGGAACCCTGACACTATAGCATGGGAGGAACTTTCTGCATTTGTAAGTGATAATGAAGACGCATGCTACTCAGCATTCTTGGAGCCTAAGTTTGGTGAGCCACACAAGATCACAGCAAGAATGTTCTATGTCTGTGAGCAATCGCTAAAAGTTGTGGGGAACGTAGTTGAGAGGGTTGTAAGGCAAGTCAGTAGGAAGCAGCCCGGAGTTAGCATAACTAAGACATATGCAGCCAATAGGAGGGACCTTGAAAGGATAGCACATAGTGTAGGGGATGAAAGCGGGCAGTTCAAGCCAGTAGTTGTCTCTTTCGACATGAGCGAGTTCTCAAAGAGGTTTCCTAATCAGCTGCTGAGGGTGATCGGAGGTTTGCTTGCTGAGATTACAGGTGAGGAGTGGATGAGGAGAATTGATGTGGTATTTAGGGCATGTAGAGTGTTTACAACATCGAGAGGATATTTTGACTATATTGATGGCATAAAAGGTGGTTTTGAGGGGTTCTACAACTTCGTCTGGTCATCCATTCATGCTCTTATAATGCAAATAGCCTTGCTTGAACTCAATATAGAGGGCCTGTGCTTAACATACTCTGACGATGGGATACTTCTGCTGCACTTTGATAGGAGAACGGAAAGCAGTCAGATCAAGGAAGCTGTTGAGAAGATACAGACTGTTTACAAG